AGACCTTGAGGGATAACAGAAGAGATGTCAGTAGAACTATTCGCATCAAATGGCTCCATTTATGGTTGTCTTCTAAAATTTGAAAAGGGTGCGAGCGCGGGGAGGGAGCCAAGTGCGTCGACCCTTTGATCACGACCCTTCGGGTCGGTCTCTAGACCTTCTTCACAGTCACCGTCCCGGATCCTGGCTTTCTCGTGAGCCCTGGCTTTGATCCAGCCAGACCGTGCTTCGGGTTATAGTTCTTTTTGTGGTACTCCCATAGTGCTGCTGATCCGCACCGGAAGTTTTTCCTGAGTGTCGCCTTGTAATAAAAAACACAATTCGATACATCATTACTCTTGGATGTATTGTCCAGTACGAGACACTCGTAGTTCTCAGTGCACGCATCCATCACCTGACAGAACTGGTCAAATGTTGGAAAAACTCCAAAAAATGCTTTATACAAATTTTCACGATTCTGCCGAACGTTGTCTCGTAGTACAAAGACATAGTCCACGTTTGTCCGAATCATTGGGTTCATATCCATACAGTACTGAGTCGTCATCATGAAGAATATCTTCCAGTGGCGTCCATTCATAAAAAGCTGACGAATACACGAATCCTTCATAAAGGCCCTGTCGTACATACAGTCATCCATAAGAATAAAGACTGGCGAGGCTTTCCCCAAGGCTAGATTCCGTTTCTGGCGTTCTATAATCTTCTCGACGGCCGACTTGTTATACTCTCCGTAGACAAAGAGGTCAGGGATGAAGTTTCTATAGTGTCCGTTCCCCTCCTCCGTTCCAGACATTGCTATACCGGCCGGCAAGTTCTTCTTGTGCCACAGGATATCCGTCACGAGACTCGTCTTACCGGTTCCACGCTTCCCTATGAATATACAGACCTTGTCATCGGCCATTGTCCTGGGGTCGAATCTCCGCAACTGAATATTCATTCCTGAGAGTTGGGGATATATTTTTGATCACAGTGCTGCGCACTGGTTTCTTTCTCCTTTTTTTCAAGGAACTTAATAGAATGAGTGCTGGTGAGGTACAACTCGCCGCTCTCGGAATGCAAGACGTGTTCTTGACAGGCTCGCCTCAAGTCACGTATTTCAAGGGTGTCTACAGAAGACACACCCCCTTTAGCGTCCAGTCTTTCAATATTCCTTTTCAGAATCAAAACATAAATTGGGGAAGTCAGGCCATTTGTCGAATCCCTTTCAAAGGCGACATGATCCAATCGACGACTCTTGCCGTCACTCTCCCCCTTCTCTTCCCTTATTCTACCCAGTACAAGTGGCCTATCCCCGCCACTGTCCAGTCTCCTCAGCCGTATCTTTATTTTAACGGCTTCGGCCCCTTCACGACATCCATTGGCGTCCAGTCGTACTTTGTCGTCCCTCCCCCCTCTCCTTCATGGATCGGTGGTGGCCTCACCGCCAACATCAGCTTTAGCTCTTCGCTCGGTCAGTTTGTCCTGAGTTCAACGGTCAATACAGTCTCCGTCAAGACGGCCGACTTGGCGTCCGTCGCAACTTTCTGGGGTCTCGATCCCAACGGGTTTTCGGGTCAAGGCGTCATAGGTAGTCAGCCCGTAACCACCTGGTCGTTTCCCGGAGGCGGCCCCACAAACTTCACGGTCGCCCAATCCGGCTGGATTCAGTACAACCCTTCGGCAACACCGAACGCATCAAACTCGCTCTTGTATGTCGGTCCGTCCCCGCTCAGGGCTGTTCCGGCCGTCACGACCCCCTCCATCCCCCAATTCAATCTCCCTTTGACTTATGTAAACTTTTCAGCATTTTCAAGTGTCGTCGGCTATACCACCTTTTTCAGCAACACAGCCGTCACTCAATATGGAGGGGGAAATATAAAGTTTAATTATCCAGGAACATACGCCTTCATCATAACACCCACGGGTGTTTCAGCCCCGACCCGTATCGGCGTGTTCCACAACAGCACGACCGACCGACCTCTCGGAGGCTGGACATATGACTACGTATATACATATAACGTGCAGTTCACGGGCCAGAATCCCCGCGCCGTTCTTCCCTTTTACGTTTCCGACCCTACACAGTACTATTTCCTCGATTTTGAAGGAACACCCTCGACCGCTGTACTCGCGTCAGATGCGACAGTCATCGTCACGGACGTCAATGAGTTCTGGGCCCTCCCGCCGACCAGCAACTCTACCCTCGTCAATAATACTGTACTTCTCACATCTGGTTTTATTCGTAACGGCCCCATCCCCCAGATCACCGCCAACACTCTTGGAAACACTTTCAACTTTACATCTTCAGGACTTTACAATCTTTACGGGACCATCTCGGTCGGCGCCTCCAACACCGTGAGTTATGTCCTTCTGTGCGAACAATTTCTTTCGGGTCCTGCGGGCAGCAAGGCGAACGTCATCGCTCAATGGAACAGTCCTCAGGCCTCGAGCCCCACTGTCAACTTCACCCTCCCCGTTCAAGTTCTCAATCCAACAAATAATAATTATTCTTTAGTTATCGGAACTCGGGATGTCGCCGGCCCCATAGGCAACCTCATCTCCACTTCATCCCTGACTGTAGAGTATTTTGGATCAAACACATTCTTCACCAGTCACCAGAATGACTATCGCCAGAACGGTCTCTTGCTCAACGCAACATCCGGGACCAACTATCCCCTCGGCCTTGCGAACGTCAACCTCTATTCACTGACCACGACATCCGGGAGCTCGTTCCACGAAGCAGTCCTCCCGAGTGGAAATCTCCGTCTCTCAAACGTTTCACAATACAAAATAAGTTCATATTTCGAGACGAGTAATGCCTACGTGTCAAACGTGAGCGTATGGGCCGGGACGGATGCGGTTCTCGCGACCGGCGGCGGCACCCAGGTCGCCTCTCGAACTCTTCCCCTCGGAATGTCCGGCGGCTATACCCTCGATCTCATCGTCCCCGTCTTGACCCCCTCCATCACTACAGTCTATCAAGTTCGCATGGGTCTCGCGGGAACCATCGCCGGCCAACAAACCACAAACGTCACATCCAATGCGTACTTTACAGTCCTCGGAGTCACGGGAACCGGCGTCCCATTGTCCTACTCATATGTAGACTCTGTCGGCACATATCTCATACAAAGCGCAGAACTTCGAATGGGCGGACAGTTGATCCAGACTCTTACAGGAGAAATGATTGAAATTTATAACGATTTACGCGTGGCCCAAGAAAACCAACCCGGTCTTACTCTTCTCACAGGGAAACTCGACTCGTCCTACGTGTATAACGATCGAACATATTACATAAATCTCCCCTTTTTCTTTTATGGCCAGGCTGAACTCTCTTTGCCCATCTGCGCCTTGCCCCTCCAAGATTTAGAAATTTGGATAAATTTTAATAATTTTCAATCCCTACTCCTCAGTGCAAATCAGGCGCCTACGCCACTCTCTGTGATTACTTCAATGATTATAGACTATGCCTATCTCTCAGAACCAGAGATTCAGTGGTTCATGACACATCGTCAGGACTATATAATCACTCAGATACAGTACGACACTTTTTTTCTCAACGGAAGTCTTACGTTTCGAATGGACTTTCTTGGTTCCGTGCGAGAACTCTTTTTTGTTATTCAAGACTCTACGGATGCCGTGTACTCGTACGATGAAGATCCCGGGATAGGAATCACTATAAAGTTTAACGGCGAGGATTTCGTCGACTCGTCAACTCTTGATTATCACTTTTCAAGGTTTATAGCCCCCCTGCAATCCTACATAAGACAGCCCGATCGAAAGATACACATGATACCCCTGTGCAGGGAACCCCTCAATCCCCGGCCATCAGGTTCCGTCAATATGAGCAGAATATATCAAAAAACCATTCAATTCACTTTGCCGACACTCACGTCGCTCGCAACAAAGACCCTTCGCCTCATGGCTGTATCATACAATATACTCCGCGTGGAGAATGGGCTTTCTGGAATTATGTATCAGTAATAGTAGATGGCCGGACGTCAACTTCTGTCTCAGCTTGGCCAGGCTGATATCATATTGTCCGGACAACCTGAGATTACATTTTTCAAGGAGGCGTATAGGGCCCAGGCCCCCTTTGCAAGTCGAGTCATCGATGTGAGTATCGAATCCATCCCCACATATGGTGAAGAAGTCTCCGTGGATATCCCTCTTATCGGAGATCTCATGACTGCAATGTACCTGAGATTTCAGATTCCCACATCCATCGGGGATTTTGTCCAGATTCTTCCGAGCGCCGGACTCCTCATGATTAATTTTGTAGAACTTTATTCCGGTTCTCAACTCATCGAGCGAGTATGGGGTGAGTACATGGGCCTCCTTAACGAGTGCCAGGTTCCAACCTCCAAGCAAGTCTCCCTGACAACCATACTCGGACCTTCCTCGACCACAATTCCTACGTACCCCCTCAAGTTTACAGTCCCCCTTCCCTTTCAGTGCCTACGGGCCGGCCTCCCCCTCGTCCCAGACATGCACTTCAGAGTCAGTCTCAACCCGAGCTCATATTTCACAACCCCGCCAGTCACTTCAATCCCAGCCATGCAGTTGAACTTTCTCACAGAGTTTGTCGTCTTGAGCGATTCTGAAAAAAATTTTATTAAAAAAAGAGGACCTATGATCTACCTTGCCGAGAGTGTCGAACGGGCCCAGTTTTCCGTGACGACCCAGAGCGCCAACGTACGGGCCGTGACTCAATTTCTCCACCCCGTCAAGGAACTCTTCTTTACTGTTCGAAATGTCTCCTCGACCCCTCCGGACTACTGGTTCAACTACACAGGCACACTCTCTGGATCCTGGGCAAGCACATATTCAAACATAAATCAATTAAATTCAATGGCCATGTACTTTGAGGGGGTCCAGAGAGTCAACCCACTCTGGGCCACCAGCACATATATCGGAACGACCCAGTTCATAGACTACCATACCCGAGTGCCTACCCACCCGTTCTATATGTACTCATTCTCACTCGATCCTGAAAACCCCAACCCCGCAGGATCAGTAAACTTTGGAAGAATAAAAAATCAATATTTTGATTTCTATTTACAGCCGTCGCCAGCCAACAGAATACTCACGATATGGGCCAGATATTACACATTCCTTGAAATTGATGGTTTCAAGACGATCAAGAACTTGTTCGATAACAACGGAGATGATGGGTATCTCGTGTACTTGAGTTAG